GCTTCAGCCAGTGGTGCAGCTACCTCAGCCACCAATGCTGCTGCAAGTGCTACAGCGGCTGCTGCTTCAGAGTCCTCTGTATCTGCGGATGCTAGTGCAGCGGCTACCTCAGCTACCAATGCAGCCAACAGCGCCACAGCAGCGTCAGGCAGTGCTACAACGGCTACGACCAAGGCTAGTGAGGCAGCTACATCAGCCACTAATGCAGCGACTAGCGCATCTACAGCTACTACTAAGGCTGGCGAAGCAAGCACCAGTGCTACCAATGCAGCAAGCTCTGCTACTAGCGCAGCTTCCAGCGCCACTACAGCAACTACCAAGGCTGCTGAAGCAGTAACCTCTGCAAGCAATGCAGCAACCTCTGCAAGCACTGCAACTACCAAGGCATCAGAGGCAAGCACCAGCGCAACTAACGCAGCCACTAGCGAGACTAACGCAGCATCAAGCGCCACAGCAGCAGCAGGGTCAGCTAGTACAGCGACTACTAAAGCATCTGAGGCAGCTACAAGTGCTACCAACGCAGCCTCTAGTGCTTCTACAGCGTCTACACAAGCAAGCAATGCAGCCACTAGTGCTACAGCAGCACAGACAGCACAGACCAATGCAGAGACTGCTGAGACTAACGCTGAGACTGCTGAGACTAACGCAGCCTCTAGTGCTACAGCAGCAGCCAGCAGCGCCACAGCAGCAGCTAACAGTGCTACAGCGGCGGCAGCGGAGTTGTCTACAGCAGCTCTGAAGGCTAACAACCTGTCTGACTTGGCTAACGCAGGCACAGCTAGAACTAACTTAGGACTAGGTACTGCTGCTACTACAGCGGCTACGGACTATGCTACAGCAGCTCAAGGTGCTTTGGCTGACTCAGCTTTACAATCTAACTCAACTTTAAACGCAGACAACATGACTACTGGTACGCTGAACGGCGGCACATACTAAGGGTATATAACTATGGCAACAAAAATTGTAACAAAGAACAGCTCTACTGCTTCTGCCGTTCCAACAGCAAGTGATCTTGTACAGGGTGAACTGGCAGTCAACGTAGCTGACAAACGACTATTTACTGAAGACAACGCAGGTGCTATTGTAGAGCTGGGTACTAATCCTAGTGGTAATGTAACCTTCCAAGACAACGGCAAAGCCATCTTCGGTGCTGGCTCTGACCTACAGATTTACCATGATGGTTCTAATAGCTATATTGATGACGCAGGTACTGGAAATCTAAGGATCAGAGGTAGTCAAGTAATACTGGAAAAGTACACTGGTGAAACTATATTGCAGGGTATTGCTGACGGTTCTGTTTATATCTTTCACAACAACGCAGAGAAACTAGCCACCACCTCCACAGGCATAAACGTTACTGGCAATTTAACAATGGCCTCTGGCGGCTCTATTGTAGCTGGCGGTGCAAATGACCTTATTTTAAACGCAGGCGAAAGCGGCACTCCTGACATTTACTTGCAGTCAGGTAGTAGCACAAAGGTTAAAATTGAAGGTTCCAATGGCAATGTGGGTATTGGTACTAGTTCGCCTAGTTCACAGTTACATATAAGTAGTACTGGTGCCACAACAGCAACAATAGAAGCAGGAGGTGGAGGTGATGCGGTATTAGATATAAAAGCCGCAGAAGCTAGTGGTGGTGAAAGCATAATCAGATTTAGTGATAGCGTTTCTGGCGTAGGTTTTATTACATACGCTCAAAACGACGGCGGCTCTGATTATATGCGTTTTGGTACTGCCTCAGCAGAACGCATGCGCATAGACTCCAGCGGCAACTTGATGGTGGGTAAGACTTCTACTGGTATTGCAACTGTTGGAGCAGAATTAAAATCAACTGGAGAATTATTAGCGACTGTTAACAGTGATGCGTGTGCTTTTTTAAACCGAAAAACCTCAGACGGTGACATAGCAGTCTTCCGCAAAGACGGCACAACCGTAGGTAGTATTGGTAGTGAAGGTGGTAACAGCCTATATATTGGCAATGGCGATGCAAATCTTAGATTCTCAGGCGGTTCAAATGCAATTATTCCTGCTGGCGTTGCAGGAGCTTCAAGCGATGGTTTATTAGATTTAGGATTGGGTAGTTTACGCTTCAACGACATCTACGCTACCAACGGCACTATCCAGACATCTGACCGTAACGAAAAGCAGGACATCGCAGAACTCTCTGACGCTGAACAACGCGTAGCTGTAGCCTGTAAAGGGTTGCTGCGTAAGTTCCGTTGGAAGTCTTCAGTATCTGAGAAGGGTGACGAGGCTCGTACACACTTTGGAATCATTGCTCAAGACCTACAGTCTGCATTTGCTGCTGAGGGTTTAGACGCAGGTGAATACGCTATGTTCATTAGCACTACGTGGACTGACGAAGAAACCAACGAAGAAAAGACAAGGATGGGTGTTCGCTACAGTGAACTACTCGCCTTCATCATCTCAGCAATTTAATTAGAGGAATAAAATCATGGCAGTAACTTGGACAATCTCAACACTAGAACGCAACACATCAGACGATGGCGTTATTGTTGCACACTGGCGAGCCTCAGACAGCGAAGTAGTAGGCGCTGGTGATGACGCAGTAACACACTCAGGCAGCAGCTATGGCACTTGTGGCTTTACACCTGACAGCTCTGCTGACGGTTACACAGCCTATGCAGACATCACAGAAGCTCAGGCTATTGGCTGGGTGAAGGACAGCATGGGCGAAGAAGCAGTCACTGGCGTAGAAGATTCTATCGCTGCACAGATTGCAGACAGTAAAGCTCCTGCGTTAGCTATTGGAACTCCTTGGTAATGATTGCAGAAATCTCAGCAGTTGTAGGTATCCTCAAGGCTCTTAACGATGGTATTGCTACCGTTAAAGAGTCTGGAGATCACTTGTCAGGTCTGTCGGGATTATTTACTAGCCTCACTGACAGCAAGGTAGCTGTAGAGAGCATTGAAGAGGCTACGAAAGCAGGCGATCATGTACTAACACAGGAAGAGGCTCTGGAGCTTGCATGGGCTAAGAACGCCATACGAGAGCAGGAGAAGGAGCTGAAGAAGATAACGCCTAAGCACGTCTGGCGTGACATGCTGATGATCCAGAATAAGTCTATATTGGATCACAAGCACAAGCTGGAGAAGGCTAGGCTGGCTAAACTCAAGAAGCAACGTCAGGTAGGAGATGCAGTTAAGAACGTACTAGCTACTATAGTAGTCCTTGCTGTGTTTGCTGGCACATACTGGTTATTTAACACAGGAACACTTTAATGGAATACTTACTTGACATGTACGTGCTTGCTACTTCACTGGTCACTGTCGCTAGTGTTATATGTAACTACACAGAGACTCCGAAGGATGACGAGTTTGTTGCTAAGGCTTACAAAATCCTAGAGCAGTTTGCTTTCTTAGGCAATAAAGCTAAACAATAAACAAGGACGTTATCATGATGATGGAAGAGTCTACAAAAGACATACTAGACGTTGCTGCTGCATCTACAGCGGTAATGTCACTAGCGGCTTGGCTACCACCTACAGCGTCTTTGCTGACTATTGTGTGGCTAGGTATTAGGATATACGAGTCAGATACTGTGCAGGGTATCCTAGGGAAAAAGAAACAGCTTGACAAACAAGACTAAATAGTGTATAATATATGAGTATTTTAACTTCGTTGATAGGCCCAGTTACAGGACTTTTAGATAAAGTTATAGAGGATAAAGACAAAAAGAACTCTATAGCTTTTGAACTGGCGACTATGGCAGAGAAGCATGCTCAAGAATTACTTAAGGGTCAGTTAGAGGTCAACAAGACTGAGGCTGCACACAAAAGTTTATTTGTCGCAGGCTGGCGACCAGCTATAGGATGGATATGTGGACTAGCTCTATTCTATTCTACCATCCTAGCTCCAATACTAAGCATCTGGTTTACTGTACCGCCTGTTGATAGCTCATTACTTACTAGTGTACTGATGGGCATGTTAGGACTAGGTGCTATGCGTACAGTGGAAAAAACTAAGAACGTACAGAGAGAACGATAATGGCGTTATCCCCTAGATTTGGTATTGATTTGTCACAAGCTGTAGCTACTGATAAAAAGCGAAGCAATCAGCCTGTTCGCAGTGTTCCTATTAAACAAGCACCTGCTCCTACCATAACACGCCCTACTGTTAACGATCCTATATCTACAGGGTTGATGAGACCTCTTGTATCTACAGCTCCTGTAGCTAAATCTCCTGTTAAAGCTATTGCTCCTAGTCTAGCAGCACCTGTAAAAAAAGAAACTCCAGAAGAAGCTATTGTAGGGTTTGGTGATTTTTTTAGTCAACAACAAGGTCAAAGCAGAGCATTAGCAGACATGGCGGCTGAGTCAGGTGACTACAGTGGTCTTGACAAATCAGTAGACATAAGCCGTATAACACAAAACCCATTAGGCGCTCTTGACGATTACTTTGGAGAAAAAGTAGACGACAACCTTGTTCAATACGTTGAAGAGAACGAGATTCCTACTTTCATAGAAAAAGAAGACGGAACTAAAGTATTTTTAAACACAGGTACGCAGACCTCTATTGCTCGTGTGGCTGGTGAAGAACATCAAGGCAGCGGTGGTAGGTACGAAGCCTCTGGCCCTGTAGGCACTTACTCAGCGGAGTGGATTGAAAGCCCTAGTACAGTAGCTGGCATACTAAACACACCGCCAATGCAAATACTAGGCGCACTTAATCCTGTAGCTAACGCTGTTATGACAGGCGTTAAAGTTGCAGCAGGTGAAGATGTATCTCCTCTGGAAATAGCAACAGCAGCTCTAACAGGCTTAGAAGTAGCTGGCGCTATTACACCTCCTTCATCAGGTGCTTTACCAACAGGCCAAGCTGGCCCAGCACTACCTACAACAGGTAATGGTTTGTTTGGCACTACTTACGCTCAAACACAAGCTGTAGTAAAAGCTGCCGCAGCGGGTAATGCTGAAGGAGCCGCTTTAGCATTAGTAGGTCAGCCCTTGATTAACAGCAGTTTAGCTTCAGTAGGTTTAACTGAAGATGTTATTACAGGAGCAGGTATACAGTATGATGACTTCCAAGCAGGTATTGGTAAGGCGGTAACTGAATTAGCTGGAGGCGCTGACTTAGACGATGCTTTACTTTCCGGATTAGGTAAATACATTATAGAAGGTGGCTCGCTAGGGGTAGACCTCCCAGATACTCCTAACATAGACTTAGGAATTGTTGAAGACGTTATAAGAGCTGTCGTGCGTCCTATTGGATCAGCTGGTACAGCTATTGCTGATTTTGTGGAAAACGCTGTAGGTCAAATTAAAGTACCTGAAGAGCTTAAAGCAGCAGGTAGGCAAGTTGAGGACATTGTTAGAACCGTAGGAAGCACTACAGAAGACGTTGCCAGAACCGTAGGCAGTGCTACAGATGATGTTATTATACAACCTGCTCGTACAATACTTAAAGAAGCAGACGACACGTTTGTACAACCCGCAGGAGAAGCGCTCTCTGCTTTAGATACAGCAATAAGAGAAGTAGTGCCCGGTATTGAAGACTTTGTAAGAGACGCGGTTAATCCTTTAGATAACTTTGTAGATGACATAGAGTTTCCTGATATCGGACTTCCTGACATTGGACTTCCTAATATAGGTCTTGGTCTTCCAGATTTAGGGGGCGTTTTAGGAGGTTTAGCTTTAATGCCTCAACCAGCCACAGCTACCACTAACAAAATATTTGACAACGAACTATTTAAATTTAAAACAGAAATAGGCATTACTGACAGGGACGCACTGATAGACATTGAAGATTTCTTAACGTCACCTTTTGAGTCCAGCTTTGCACAAACAGGAAGATTTTAATAATGACATACTTACAATTAGTCAACAGCGTGTTGCGTAGACTCAGAGAAGATGAAGTAACATCAGTCTCTCAGAACAGCTACTCTAAACTTATTGGAGAGTTTGTTAACGATGCTAAACGCTCCGTAGAAGATGCTTATGACTGGACAGCTCTGCGTACTACACTGACTGTAACCACAGACGTTACAACCTTTAACTATGTGTTGACTGGCTCACAGAACAGGATGAAGCTGTTAGACGTTATCAACGACACCTCAGACTTCTTCATGCAGTACCGCCCTTCTCGCTGGATGGACAACGCTTTCTTGATTGAGACACCTCCTCTGGGTTCTCCACAGTTCTACAGCTTCAACGGTGTTAACGCTGCTGGTGACAACGCTGTGGACATCTACCCCAAGCCTGACGGTGTGTATCAATTAAGATTTAACGTGGTGCTACGCACAGCGGACTTCACAGAAGATACAGAGACTCTGGCAGTGCCTTCATCACCTGTTGTGCAACTGGCTACAGCACTAGGTGCTAGAGAGCGTGGAGAGACTGGCGGTACAAGTTCAGCGGAGTTGTTTGGGCTTGCTGACAGAACACTGGCTGACGCTATTGCTATTGATGCGTCACAACACCCTGAAGAAACTATCTGGTATTCTTAATGGCACAACAACTACAGAACATTACAGTAGCTGCTCCGGGCTTTGCTGGTCTAAACACACAGGACTCACCAATAGGTGTTGATCCTTCGTTTGCTGCTGTTGCAGACAACTGTGTTATTGACAAGCTAGGTCGTATTGGTGCGCGTAAGGGCTGGGAAGAGGTCTCTACTAACGGTGCTTCTGTGTTAGGCAGTAGCCGTGGTATAGAAACCATGTACGAGTTTATTGATAACTCTGGCGATAAGTATGTCATATCAGCAGGTAACAATAAAATCTTTACAGGAACTACCACGTTAACAGATGCTACTCCTGCTGGGTACACGCCTACAGCTAATAACTGGAAAGCTGTTACTTTAAACAACCATGTCTACTTATTCCAAAGAGACCATGAGTACGTGATAGGTACAGACCACGATGGTTCGTTTGTACTGGAAGAACACTCAGCACACAGTCACGCAACAGGTACACCGCCAGAGGCTAACGAAGTCTTAGCCGCCTACGGTCGTCTTTGGGCAGCAGACATTACAGGTAACAAGCACACTGTCTACTGGTCTGATACACTTAATGGACACCACTGGACAGGCGGCACTACAGGCTCGTTAGACGTTACTACTGTATGGCCTACAGGCTTTGACGAGATAACGGCTCTAGCGGCCCACAATGGCTTCCTAATCATCTTTGGCAAGAAGTCTATACTGGTGTACTCAGGAGCCTCCTCTCCTGCCTCTATGACGCTTACAGACACCATAGAAGGCGTTGGCTGTATAGCCCGTGACTCAGTACAGCACACAGGCACAGATATACTGTTCTTGTCTGAGACAGGTGTACGTAGCTTTGGTAGGACTATACAAGAGAAGTCCATGCCTATGCGTGACATCAGCAAGAATGTACGCACAGATTTGGTGTCTTTGATTCCTTTACAGACTAATCCTATTAAGTCACTGTACAGCTCTGAGGAAGCCTTCTACCTGTTAACACTACCTGACAGCAACACTGTGTACTGCTTTGACATGCGTACTCCCCTGCCTGATGGCTCACACAGAGCTACTACGTGGTCAGGTATGTATCCTCTGTCCTTTGCTGTACTGGAAGATGGTGAGATATACATAGGCATCTCTTCAGGAATTGTTAAGTACAAAGGCTACATGGATGGCGCTAACAAGTACGAGATGCGTTACTTCAGTAACCCTATGGACTTTGGTAACACATCTAACCTGAAGTTCCTAAAGAAGTTTAACTTGACTATCATTGGTGGTCAGAACACACCTACTACTTTAAACTGGGGTTATGACTACACAGCTAACTACACTAAGCAAGCTTTTACATTTGCCTCTAGCAACATAGCTGAGTATGGCTTAACCGAATACAACACCACAGGCGAGTACACCTCTTCTATTCTCATCAATACACCAAAGGTTAACACCAGCGGTAGTGGTGAAGTAGTAACCATTGGCATAGAAGCAGAAGTCAACGGTGCTGCTTTTTCAATTCAAAAAATCGACATACACGCTCTATTAGGGAGACTTATCTAAATGTCTAATTACACTAAGACAACTAACTTTGCTACAAAGGATTCTCTCCCTTCAGGCAATGCTGCGAAGATTGTAAGGGGTACAGAGATTGACGCTGAGTTTAATAACATAGCGACAGCAAGTGCTACTAAGGCTAACTCTGCTGATCCTACATTTACTGGTACTGTAACAGCCGCTACCGTAAACGTGACAGGCACACTAACGGCTGACACAATTACTGGAGGGTCTTACTAATGGCTGTTGGCATTGACAAATATGGAAACACCTTTAATATAGGCGGCGTGTCGGCACCTTATATGGGCGGCGTGTCGGATCCTCTTGAGAACACCTACGATCCGGGTTATATCAGTAGTCTAATAAGAGCTGGAGAGACTCCTTCTGGATTTGCACCTCCTTTACAAGCCGGAGGAGGAAGAAACTCTGGAACTTCTCCTATAACCCTGCCACAAAGAGGCTCTAGCGGCCCTAGCAGTTCTTCGGTATATGGCGGTGCAGCTTTAGGAGGTTTGCTTTCAGGAAACTTACAGGGGGCTTTACAGACAGCCGCAGGTTACTACGCAGGGCAACAGGGCATTGAAGGAGCTATGGCCACAGGTCAAGCAGGTTTTGGCCTTGGTGAGCAGATAGGTCAAAGAGCCTTTGAACAGTCTCAGTTCAGACCTTTTGGTGTTACGTCTAACTTAGCTAACATAGGCACTACTGCCGCAGGCGGTGTTGACTTACGTTTGTCTCAGCCACAGCAAAGACTACAAAATCAGCTACTAGGAGGCGCACAAGCAGCCGCTAGTACATTAGGAGGAGCTTACGACCCTAGGGTTGGTCAGATTGGTGGTGCGGCTTACGGTCAAGCACAGCAGCAACTAGGCCAAGTAGGCGCTCTTGATCCCTCCATTGCAGCCCAGCGTGGTGCAGTAGGTGGACTGTTTGGTCAGACACTAGGTCAGATGGGTCAGCCTACAGGCTTTGAGGGTGTTACTCAAGCAGGTCTTGGAGGCGCTCAAGCGCAGCTAGGAAGAGCTGGTCAACCTGCTGACATTAATCAACTACGTGGTCAGTTTGCTGGTCAAGTTGGTGGTATGTTAGCACAAGCCCCTAGCGCACAGATTGGTCAACTAGGTCAACAAGCGTTAGGCTTAGGCTCACAAGGTCTTGCAGGGCTAGAAGCGCCTTCAGATATTGAATCTTTACGTTCTCAATATGCAGGACTTGCAGGAGCTGCTGGTCAAGGTTTGTTAACATCCCCTGAAGCTCGACAAGCTGATATTTACGAAGCTATTAGAGCTACACAGACTCCAGAGGAAGAACGTCAGCGTCTGGCTACAGAAGAACGTCTACTTGCTCAAGGCCGCTTAGGACTGTCCTCTGCTGCTTATGGTGGTGCATCTCCTGAGCTGTTGGCACAAGAGACTGCCCGTCAGGAAGCTATGGCTCGTGCTGGTCTATCTGCTCGACAGCAGGCGATGGCAGAACAACAACAAGAAATGGCTACAGCACAGAGCTTGACAGGTTTAGCTTCAGGATTGGCAGGCACTTCCTCTGATCTACAGTCTGCTGCACAATCACGCGCTTCACAGCTATCTCAGCTGGGTCTAAGTGCTGAACAGCTTGAGTCACAACTACAGAGCGAAGGTCTATCACGCGGAGTTACTGCTGGTTCTGCTGCTGGTCAACTAGCTGGTATAGCGTCAGACCTAGAAACAGCAGGTATAGGACGAGGTGCTACACTTGCTAATGTGGGTTTAGCGGGCGCACAAGCAGGCCGTGGGTTTGAGCAGCAAGACTTAGCTAATCTTCTACAACTACAACAAGCAGACATTGGTGCCGCAGGACAGCAACAGGCTCTACAGCAGGGTCGCTTGGGTCTAGGTACAGGTTTGTTTGGATTAGGTACACAAGCATCTCAGTTGCCTTCACAGCTACGTGCGGCTGACATAGCCAACATGCAGCAAATGATGGCAGCTGGTTACGTACCACAGCAACAAGCTCTTGGTTTGTTTGGCGCTGCTGAGTTACCTTCTCAGTTAGCAATGAAAGGACAACTAGGAGGCACAGAACTACAAGCTAAAGCAGCAGGAATGGGTCTTGAGTCTTACATGCAAGGCGCTAACATGGCTAACCTTTTACAGCAGCAACAGTTACAAGGTATGTTGTCTAGTGTAGTAGGTCAGCAAATGACTCCTCAAGAAAGGTTAATTAATCAAATATTAGGAGGAAATGCTGACGCTGGTAGTGGCGGGTTATTAGGAGCATTAGGCGTAGGGGAAGGCAAAACCCCTGACTTGATTAAAGCTATTGGAGACGCTTTAGGCTTTGGCGGTAGCGGCAATTTAGGTAGTGCTGAATATAACGACCTGTTGACATCTATTATTGGAAACGCCAGTGGCGGTCAATCCGAAGGAACAAAAGGTATGTTAGACGCTTTTAATGCATTAGGTATAGGAGGAGGGTAAGACAATGGCACAAACACTAGCAGGATTATTAACAGGTGTACCGCAGAATGCGATAGACCCTAACCTCAGCATACAGCAACAACAATTGGCCTTAGGGGCTAGTGCCGCAGATATGATGGGTAGTGGGCTTCGTAGCATGACGGGTCGGCAATCTCAAGGAGACAGAGCTGCTGAATTACAAATGGCAATGTCTAGACTAGACTTAAACAACACGGAAGACTTGACAAAACTAGCTAGAATAATGCAAGCTACTGGAGACATGGCTGGTGCAGGTAAAATAGCTGCTCTTATTCAAGACAAAAAACTAAAAGGCCAGCAGCGTGAAGGTTTAATTACACAAGCTAAGAGTTTAGGATTAGACCAGACTGTAGATATGTTAACAAGCGGTGGTGACGTTGAAACAGCTACTAAGCAAATACTAGAAGCTGAAGAACGCAACATTGTGTCAAAACAAGGCCGCAAGGGTAGGGCTAGAGTTGCTGAATCTAAAGGTGCTGGAAAGCCCGTGATAGATGCAATTTTAAAAGGAGACTATGACAATGTATCAGACGCTTTGTTTTTAGAAGAGTTGAGCGGTGAAAAAGCCGATCTTAAGTTTTTTCAGCAAACAGATTCAGAAGGAACTGTATCGTCGGTACCGTTCCCTGTTAATGCTGCTGGTCAAGTACGTAACCCTAAAACAGAAAAGTGGGTATACCCTGACGAGCTAGGCCTTACTCAAGCGCCTGTAACTACTAAACAGCTATCAGAAGCTAACTCTTTTGCACAAGCCTTAACCGAAGGCGCGGCACAGAATTTCTTAGAGTTGAGTAAAAAAGCACAGGATGCAAAGGAAATTTTAAGAACTAACGCAGAATCAATTGCTTTGCTAGATAAAGATGGAGGAATTAAAACAGGTTTTGGAGCTAACTTCCGTCTTAACGTAGCTAGAGTGGCTAAAGAATTAGGCGTGGTTCCTGAAAGTATGGACAACATAGCAGCTACTGAACAATATTTAATTCTTAGAGCAGAACAGCTAATGAAGATTATGCCTGCTTTTGGTGCCGGTAGTGGTCTTTCAGATTCAGATAGAGAAGTAGCTTCTTCTATTGCTTTAAGAGAAGTATCTATGGACGAAGCAGCTTTACGTAATCTGTTGCGTTTAGAAGCAAAGTATGCAAGACAGACAATAATTGACAACAATAAGGCTGTTGATCACGCTATAAAAATAGGCAAAGGAGGAATGTCTCCAGAACTTGCTCAAAGTTTTTACATTGCTTTACCGCAAAGAGAAGGCTATAAAACACCACCAGCAGCAGCAGCGTATCTGAATAAATAATAAGGATTGAAGCATGGACTATACAGAAGAAGAGTTAATTGCTGCTTTACGGGCTGCTGATACTGACGCAAGGACATCGCAAGACCCTGAAGTTTCAAGTAATGCTGCTCAAGCTGTAGAAGAGCTTACTCAAATGCTAGACACCTTACAGCAGGAAAAGCCTGTAGAAGGTTATGATCCTGCTTCTTTTACAGCTCCCGAACAATATCGTCAGGCTTTTGGTCAGATAAGAGAGACTGTTGAAGATTTTCCTAAGTTTGTTTCAGAGTTAGGCGAAGAGTTTGACGATCCTGCTAATCCAGAAAAAGTTTTTGCAGCAGCCGCCTCTTCAAGAGGAGCCTTGGGTACTGGTTTAGACCTCTTAGGACAAGGAGCTAGACTGTCTTTAATGGAGGTTAGTAAGTTTTTACCCGACCCTATTGAAAAAACAATTATAGATAACGTAACTCCTGTTGCTCAAGCAATAGCTGACAGTAAACTTGGAGATATTGTAAGCCAGACTTATGGAGATTATTTAAACTGGAAGACTGAAAATCCTCGTAAAGGTAGGGCGCTTGAAGGTGTTGTAAACATGGCGGAAGTTTTTGCACCCCCTTTAGCACGTAAGCCTGTTGCCGACACTTCTTTCATAAGGACACTTGCTGATGAGCAATATGGCAGGGCTGTACACTTAGAAACAGGACAACGTAGAGATTTTCTTAACACAGTTATTGAGCCAATTTCTACTCCAGCTAACGACCTTAAACGCGCTGAACGTTTAGAGCAGAATGAGAAAGGTAAAAATGTTTATATACCTACAGATGATGAAGTAGAAATGGTAAATGTCTTAAAAGGCATTGAGGGAATAAACCCAAAGACTTCTTTTGTAAAAATAAGGCAAGTTCTTGAAGATCAAGTAGAGAAAACGCATAGCTCCCTTACAAAACTGTTAAATAAGTCTAAATATAAATTCAACAAAAAAGAATTAGTGGATGACTTAGAGGCTAAAATTGCTATAGATTTAGATGAGAATCCTGTTTTAATAGGGGACGCTAAAGCTGTAGCCACTAAGATTTATAATAAAGCCTTAAGATTGTTAAAAGAATCAGACGGTTCTCCAGCAAGCATAATGGACGTTCGCAGGCAGTTAGACCTTTGGGCTAAGAAAAGCGGAAAAGACTCTTATGACGGTAATGAAAACGCTTGGACAGTTTCTCAAAGATCAGTTAGAGATTTTTTAAATCAAAAAGTAGCTGAAGCTGTTCCTGAAACACCTGTGTTGGAAAAACTAAGAAGACAGCACTTACTTCTTAGATCTAAAGACCGTGTTTTACCTAAAGCAGCTCAAGAAGCTGAGACTAGATTAGGCAGGCAGTTTCAGAACATAGGTAAAGCAACAGACACTACGCTTCCTAGAACACCTTTGGGTAAGGTCGCTACAGTAACCACAGCAGCCACTATTCTTGGAGGTTCAACTTTTATGGGATGGCTTCCGGGGTTGTCAGTATTGGCTGCTACAGGGACTTTAGGTTACGCTGCTTATCGTGGAAGCATTAGTCCTTCTTTACGTAGAACGCTTTCTGCTTCTTTACGTCAAATAGATAATGTGTTGAACAAACCTAGTTTAAATAAAGAAATGAGAGATGCTATACAAACAGACCGTGCAGCGATAGTTGAGTTGATGCAACTGCCCTCAGCTCCTGAAGGCGCTGATGATGACGGAGAAGACACCAATGAGTGATGCTTTAGACACAAATAATAGTTTCTGGAAACATATAAGCAAAACCCCAATGTCAGTCAGTCAAGGGCTGGCGCAAGGAAAACGGAACAAGGGAGTTGTTAACAACTTTAGCACTACTCAAGTAGGGATGGCGGGCCTTCTTAAAGCTGCTGGCGGGGCGGCTAAATTTAGAGTAGGTGTGCGTGAAGATCGTGATGCTAGAAGACAATCTATTGTAGATGTTATTAATAGAAGAGATGTTGTTAACAGCCTTCCTGAAAAATTTAGAACTCCTGAAGCATTAGCAAGGCTTAACGCTACCCTTCCTCCTGAAGAGAGAATTATAGATGCTACCGCAGGAGAGGTGGGTTTATCCTATTTAGGTAACGCTTTTGGTCTTGGTGGTGACATAGCTGCAAGAGGTGTTTCAGCAGTAGGCTCTGGCGTAGCAGGTTTGGGAAATGCTTTGACACCTAACTGGGTAGAAAGAGCAGGCAAGGCTTTACAAGACACAGATGTTGTTCAAGATGCCGCCAGTGCTACCGGCGAGCTGCTGCTTGATTTTTCAGATAAAGCAGGTAGTAAAATATCACAGATAACTGAGGCTTATCCTAGAACTACAGAAAACTTAGGCAATATTATTAACATAGCTTCCGCTGGTTTAGGTTCAGGTCTTATTAGTCAAGGAGCCAAGGCTAACGTAGGTGCGTGGGCTGCGGGGGTTAGAAACTACATTGATAATTTTTATACTAACGACAAACCATCTGTAGACCCTACTAAGCTAGAAAACACTTTAGGTAAAATAGCTTTAGAATACAAAGGAATGAGCGCAAACAACAAAGCAAACCGAGCCATGGCAGGTAAACGAGCTACGGGTATAATGAGGTGGGGAGCGCACGGTGCGGCTTCTGCTATCGACAGTCTCTTTAATCCTTACTCACGAGGGCTTTATAGGGACACAGGAATAAGTAGACGCGGTCAGAAGGCTGTAGACAATTACTTGTTTAAAAATGAAGGTAAGCCTTCAAAAAGAGACAGGGACAAAGCTGTAGCTCAAGTTATTTATAATCGTCATATAATTGAACAGTCTGATCGTAAAGGAGAAATAGGAGACCCTCTGTTTGAGATAGAAGATTTTGCTAATCTTCAAGGATACAAACCTGACACGGCCGCTAACTTTATTTCAGGGGCCAACGCTACTAAATTTGAAGTGTCTGAAGGTCAAGGGAAAGGAAAAAAAGCAACAAGAACAGTAAAGAAACCTGTGCCTGAAAAGGTTTTAAAGACAGCTAAAAATAAAATAGACAGTGCGTGGGGGCTTCCTGCAGATAGCAAAACTAGGAAAATAATATTTAAAGAGCCTAGCGGAGGTACTTCAGGAAACCATTATGGAGACTTGGCCAGCAAGCATCCAGCCATTAGACCGATACAGAAAATAATAGCAGACCATAAAGGGAAGCTATCTTCAAAACAATTCTATGAGAAGCTGAGAGAAGTCTCCCAGAAAGACGGAGGTTTCAAAGTCAACAAAACATGGGAAGAAGCAAAGAGAGATGGTATCTGGGTTCAAGCAGGAATGGGAGGTGGGTCTATTGTAGAAGGAGGTGTTAACGGTCTTCTTAAGGTTCTTCCTAACGGAAAAGCAATAGGTTTCATGTCAGATGTCCATGACTTCCTAGAGAAGCTACCGATTGTTGGCAAACTGCTTGAAAAAACATTACCTAGAGAACTTTTAGCTGTGTCTGGCCCTATGCACATGGATATTATTGGTCAAAAAGGCGGACAATCACTACTTGAAAAAGCTAGTAAGGCAGGGACTAAAAGAGAAGGAGCAACGCCGGTTGCAAGGAAAGATAGACCAGATGACAGGCAAATACTAGATGACTATGTAGCTGCTCGACCTACAACCATGGGGATGTTACGTGGGTTTGATCCTTATACTGGGACAGGTTTGCTTACAGCTAACGTAGGTGGACAACAAGAAGAATAAAAAAGGGGCCATTGCGGCCCCTAAGTTTTATCTACACTATCTCACACGCACCGCCTACACATGCTAACTCTTGACTTCCTGTCGTGTTATCCTCTTCCTCGTACTTCTCTAGGTCATTCCAATCCACCCCCTGCGGCATAGACGCTACCATCTCATCGTACTTCTCAGCGTCGATGTCCTCATAAGGAGCTTGTTGATATACATGGTCACTATATGGCAACAAACTAATCCCACTACACAGATCAAAGTTCTCCCATATCCACTGTGCTACTTGCAAGAACTCGTTATCAGTGTAATAAACAGTGATGCTTGGTTTATGTTCGCACCAGTGGTTCTGATATGCTTTCCAAAGTTCTAGCTGCTGCATAGCACCCACCTGCTTAACCGTCACAGAGGACTCTGGAGCCTTCACAGGGAAGCTAAAGACTGAGGACGTAGGTGACATCACATCCTGCTCTACAGGGAATCCTGACTGTGCCATGAAGACTGCAAGCGGGTCTTTGTGGTCGCTACGTACTCTGCGAATGTAATGCTTAGAGAAGCGAGGATGGATACCACTAGCACTATCGACAAGCTGAGATACAGTACCGCTAGGCTTGACGCATGTAATAGCCGCAGACTGGTTAATGCCAAGCTTCGCAGCCCACTCCTTATTCGTATCCACAGCAACATCTCGTACTTCCTCCAGCCACTTAGCCAAGTCCTTAGAGCAGCCCTTGCTCAACAGGTAGTGATCCATAATGCCTGTCATGCTGACACCCAGTAGTGCTTCCTCTTCAGTGTTCTTCTTCCAGCAGTTACGCAGGTATCTGAAGTCTGTCAAGGTAGCCTGTAGCGTACCAATGATAGCAGCCATCTCTGCCTTACTCTTGAGACTAGCCAGTGTGTCATCAGGACGTACTACAATCTCTGACAGGTTACAGAACTGGTTGCTACGCAGGATGATTTCAGAGCATGGGTTAGTACCAAAGTCCTGATCAGGGTCACGCCTACCGTTACGTGCTGCAATCTTCTGAGCTGCTATACGGCTAAAGATACCACGCTCTCCTGCCTTACTCTCGTACATGTTCTGCATCTCGCCTAAGAAGGACTCAAAGTCTGGCTTCTCAGTGTACGCTACGCTGTTGTTAGCAAGCCTACGGTGGCCTTCATGCCTCCACCAGTCTCCTGACTTAGCCTTCGCCATACGTGGGTCAGACAGGTTAGAGAGGCTGATCAGTGCAGACCTACGTACACCACCTACCACTACAATGTCCGCTATCTTACACACTACATCGTGACACTCAATGCTTGTCAGCTTACGTCCTGCTGCCTTCTGGAATATCTCTACACAGAAGTTGAACAGATCAATCAAAGGCTCTGGCCCTGAGGCTCTACCACCAAAGGTCTTCAGTCTAGCTCCTGCTGGTCGTACCCTGCTCATGTCCCACTCAGGTATCTTACCAGCATACAGCATAGCTATCAGCTCACGGAATGCAGATGCCCAGCCTATCTTGCTATCACTAACAACAATAACACTGTCAGTCTTGTGAAAGGTCTCTGCAATCACGGGTAGCTTGGTTATGAAGTTACGCTCTACGCTGAAGCCTACACCTGTACCACACATCAACACGTACATCAGCTCGTCAAAGCTACGTGGTGAGTCAATGGCTAAGTAACTACAATTAAAACCAGCTACGTTGTCCTTAGCCAGAGCTTCCCCTGCTGTCATCATACAGCGCATGCTAGGCATGACTTCCATGCTGTGAATGGCGTTAAACATTTTTAAAGCTACTGTCTCGTCTATCTGTCCACGGTCTTTCCAGAAGTCTACGTAACGGTTGACTGTCTCGTCCCAACGCTCTCTGCGCTTCTGCTCTGGTAGCCATCGTGCGTAGCGGCTCTTGTGTATAAACTGTTGGTACTGATCCATTATTCTTCCTCATCTAGTGGTATGTGGTAGGAGCATGCTTTTAAGAAGTAATCAAACTGCTCTCTCATGTCAGATAATGTTTGCCCATCACTATATATCGTATAGACTATCTTGACTGCTGGACATACCCTCTCTACTTCTCCGAACTCTGGATAGTGTATCAGCTCAAACTTAGGTTGTCTGTCCATCAGCTATTCTCCTCTGTTACCATTGCTGTTAGCTTTCGTAAGTACCAACCAGCTTTCTGTAGGTCTTCTACCTGCTTACCCTTGTAGTCATAGCGCCACAAATACTTCATGCAGTTGCCCTTGAGGTAGCCTTTGAATGCATGACTGGACATGGATTCCTCTATTGCATCAATACACTCTATATTCCCTGAGTTGTAGTGCTTAGGCGCACCTACCATGTCTTCTTCTTCGTCTTCCCAGAGGTCTGCATCTTCATCGTGTGCTGCCTTCATCCATGCCTCTAGTCCTGTCTTCTGCTTCTCAATAGCGGGTGCTTGCTTTCTCAAAGCATCCCACTGTGCTGGTGTTGCGTCATTAAGTCTCATCATCAAAGTCCTCTGTTATTCTG